AACTTGGGTAGAGTACGTTGTCCTCGAACTGTGCCCCCCACCATCGGATGTACGAGCTTCCATCGCCATCGAACGTGACATCGTCATCGCCTTCGGCGATCAGAACCAGCATAGCCAGGGCCGTTGCACCGTTCCCTACTTCACCCACAATAGTGCACCTGACCCAATCATCGACAACGGGCCGCACGAGAATGCGCGTCGCCGTTCCCGTGCCGCCAGCCGCAAGGGTCCCCGCTGTCCGGTTCGTCAGGTCAAACGTTCCTCGAAAATGATTTGCTGGCGTCGCGACTTCCCAGACGCGCAACTGCCCGAAGGTACGGGTGCCGATCTTAAGAAACACCGAAAAGGCGTACGTGACGTCTGCGGTGGCTGTGACATTCTGCACGGCGTAGTGCGTGGTTGCGGCAGAACTATCTTCGATCAAACGATCGGCAGTGGTTGTGTCGTCCGGGGCTGTATCGGCGTCCGCTGATACCGATGAACGCACCTTGGTCCACGTCGCGTTGTCTAATTCCTGCGAACGCAAGACAAGATTGGTGCGGGCAGATTCATGTAGTCCGTACGGCCGCAACACCCCATCCCGTTCCAACCACGTCACCCGTCGATCCCCGGCCGCAATGGATTCGATCATGCGGTTCCGGTTGATGCGCGTTCCTGTGGTGGCACGGGTAAAGGTGGCGTGCCGCATCGGGCCGGCGCCGGTGACGAAGGCGAGGCGGTCGGCCACCAACGACTCTAAGGAGCCGCCGCTCATGAGCCGCAACCGCACCGGAGCTTCCCATTCGCCGAACCCAAAGCGCCCACGGTCCAATGACGCCGGAGCCACATCTCCGTAATCCATCAGCTCTAGCTCGTACTCGTCATTGACGGCGAGGTTGGGCCGATACGTGAGTGTGCGCCCGTCAGCGCCCGCGGCTAACAGTTCCTGCAAACCGAATGGGTCGCCGTCGAACCGGATCATGGCGGTGCATTCTTCCGCCCCGCCCGCAATCGTAAACGTCTCACTGGTGCGTTGGTCCAAGGAGAAGCTACGGTAGCGCGTCTGCACGCGGCCATACTGCGCCTCGGAACGAAAACGTAAGGACGCCTGCAGACGATGGACCACCTCGTGGCCATCACCGTCTGTCCAGACGAAACCCGCCGTGTTGGTAGCGACAGCCATTTAGCGACTCCGGAAGCCGCCCGCTTCCAGGTTGAGTAGACTTTCGCTCAGTGCACCCAACCAGTCGGCGTCACGCGCCATGGCGACGGGATTGGAGGGCTTGGTCATGGCGATGTCGAGGTTGATTCCGCCGCCACTCAGGTTGCCCGACAACCCCGGTATGGTGGGCCCCATGCCGCGCGGCGCATTGGCTACGGCGGCACCCGCTGCTGCTCCGGCACCCGGTCCGCCCGTTGCCGTCGCCCCGGCGGTCACGCCAACCTGAAACAACGACTTGAAGAGGCCTCCAAAGAACGACCCGCCCCCTTCGCCCCCGCGGGCCTGGCGCAACGCCGCAATCAGCCCCTCGCTCACCGCGTCGGTGATCACACTCTTGAGCAGCGTCTTCAAGCGGTCGCCCAGGTTCTCGCCACCCTCTAGGAAGCTGCGCACCAAGCCGCGGATCATGGACTCGCCCAACTGTTCGCCGATTTCCTGGAACGCGGTGCGACGTTTGCGCATCTCCTCCTCCACGTCCATCAGTTGTCGGCGCAGACGATAGCGATGCTCCGAGACGTTGCGGGACAGTGCGGCATTATCCACCTCCGGGAGCCGCAGCCCCGTACCGCCAAGTCGCTCCATGGTCTCTAGCGTCGAGGGACGGCGTGTCCCGCCAAAGAGACTGGGGCGATTCTGCTCGAAGCTGGTCGCCATCCCACGGCCTCCCGCTGTCGAGACGGTGAGGATGGCCCCAAGGCTGGACTCGGTGAATTTTTGCTTGAGCTTCTGCATGGACTGCACAATCGAGTTCCAGCGGTCATCCAAGTCGCGGGCGGCCTCGGCGGCCTTCTCGTGCGCTTCGCGCATGGCGTCGAAGCCGTCGAGGCGCTCTTGTGCAGTCATGCGAATTGTCGCCCGCTCGGCGGCCTCGACAGCAGCGGTGGCCTTCTTAAGGTTCTCGCGCTGTGTGTCGCTCAGCTGAAAGGCGGGGAGCGTACCACCCGCCGCCAGCACGTCCCCGCCGCCAGATGCTAATTGGTTCCGGCGAAACGTCGCGGCGCTGCGGCTAATCTCCTGCATGACATCGCGCATTCGGGCCTGCGCGTCACCCAGGTTCTTGATGGCTTGTTGCGATTCCGTGAGTTCTGGTCCCCCGATGCGTTTGAGTAGCTCGTCGAGGTCGGTGCCGATCGCTTTCGCCGCTTCGCCAGCTTGCTCCTTTACCCGTTTGAAGCCTGCCGCTAACGCGGCGAGGCCACCAATGACCCCGATCGCGGCAAGGTTCCCAAGAGCGAACTGCCCGATGCCGCTGATCAGCGTGCCGACCGTCCCGTTCACGCCAACCATACGCGCGCCCAGGCTCGCAACGGTGGACCGAATGGCGCCGATGCCCTGCCTCGCGGCTTGGGTCTTGGGGACGGTCTGTCCCATGATCAGATTGAAGGAGGAGAGCGCTTTACCGGCCGGACGCGTGCCTTGCCGGACCAACGCACTTGCTTCCTGTTGCGCAAAACGTAGCGCCGTGCCGTAGTCGCGGGTCGAGATGATTCCGGAACGAAAGTCCGTCTTGGCGCGGCGCACGTCAGAGGCAATGCGCGCAAATGCGTTCTTGCCGGCCCCGCGTGTGGCCGTTTCCGCCAGTCGGGCTTCGGTGCCGAGCTTGCCCCACGCCTCGCCCGTCAGCTTTAACTCACGGCGAAACTGGCGCGTCTCGGCTTTGAATTGGACGGTTACGTCGCCGGCGCTTGGCATTGCTCCTCGCGTTCCTGTAGATGCCGCATGAGCCCCGCGATATCTTTGCGGCGCGACTCGTCACGCGGTGCCCGCGCCGAGAAGTACGTCAGGATTGCTGCGGGACTGTACTCCTCGAAGAGGCGGTCACATTCCCATGGTCGCCATCCGAGTTGGTAGAGGCTTCGCCGGAGGGTGCGGGCGACGGCGACGGGGTCAGCGCCCTCCGTGTCGTAGGGTCGGGCTCATCTTCCGCTGACAGCTCCTCCGTAATCACCCGCATGACCGCTTCGGTGACTTTGATGTACTCGCCAAACGTGAACAATCTTGCGGCCGCCTGGGGCGTCAACGACTCATCCGTGTGCCGCAATCCCGCACACCACAGCTTGGCAAGCATGCCAGGATCCGCTTGCATTCGGTCGCCCCACGTTTCGTCCATCTCCAAGAGATTGATGCCGTGTTGCTCAAAGAGCCACGTCACCGCCTCATATGAGTACGCCAGATGATACGTCCCGGACTTGAGCGTGACCATTACGCCGTAGACAGGACGTAGGCCCCGTCTCCTTGGAAACTGAAGTTCTCCAACGCGACTTGTTCGCGCGTGCCATTCCACGACCAGTCTGACACGTACCCGTACCCTTCGATGACGTTGCCTTGCGCCGCCGCCGTGGACGGCAGGATGCGGTACCACCGCCGCGCTTCGCTCGACAGGAAATCGCGGATCTCATCGTGTTGCGATGTAACCGTGGAACTGGGCAACAGCGCCTCGCACCCGAAGGTCCAGTTCAGATCGCCCGGCAGGAATTCGCCGAAACCCGAGGAGTCGAAGCTCCCCGCGTCGACCATGGACCGCGTCGCATTGACCTCCCAGCTCCGCAGCAATCCGATATACGTGAACGCTCCGGAGCTTGTGGCTCCGACAAAGAGTCGGCCCCGGCGTCCAATAAAAGCTCCCGTTGGCATCTCGATGTCCTCCTACGTGGTACGTGAACGCCACGCCATGAAGTTCTGCGCATATACCGGCTCGCGGTTGGCGTCCGGCCCGAGCCAGATCATGTCACCCTGCTGTTGAATCTCCACATATCGTCGGCCCAGGCCCGCGAAGTTCGTGCTGTCCGCCCAGTTCAGCGCTTGCGCGACTGCAGTCACTGTCGCCTCGACCCCGGTCGAATCATCCGGGCTGCCGCGCACCTGCACCTGAAAGGTAGGCCGATGTAGATCGTCGTCGGTCGTTTCGATGTTGAGCCCCCCAGTCGGAATGACCACGATCTGCCGCGGGTTCGGACCGGTGCTCTCCACAAAGCCGCGCGCGCGCAACAGGTAGCCGGTCGAGCTTGCCGCCGTGCTGCCCACGCCTTGACTGGAGAGGCGTGCAAGGATCTCCGTGACAAGCTCAGCCACGCCCCACCCGACGCACATGTACGGCGCGCCGACGCAAGGCTTTTCCAAGCCGCTCCTGGAGACGCTGCCGAATCTGCGGAACCATGCGCTTCATCGGCGTCTCTAGGAACTTCCACTGACCAACACGCGCCCAAGTGCGATACAATTTCCCGCGTGGACTCACCCCGCCCGTCTTGCCCGCTCGGGGGTTCTCGTGGACGTACAACGCATACGCGGCGCTGAATCCCACCACCACCAACGGCGTGTCGTCGTCAAGTGCCTTCTGCAGCGTCTCCGCGCTCGGGCGAGCCCCTGGCGAAAGGTCTCGTAGGGACTGGGCGATCGTAAACCCCGTCGAGCGCAGATACCCCGAATCGACCGGCACCAACTCTTTCGCTTCCGCTTCCACTTCAGAGCCAATTTCAAACAGCTCCACCTCAATCTCCGCAATGGCATTGTCGTCAAACGCGCGCAGTCGTTGGCCGACCTCTTTCATGCCCTTGACCGTCATGCGCACACCGTTAGCCATGACTCACCACCTGATGGTGGACCCCGACGCGATCCCGCAGCGTCTCCACCGCCAATAGCGGCAGCGGCGTCGTACTGCCGGGCGGAAAGAGCCGGTCCGTCACACTCACGCTCGGTGCCCCGCCCGTAGACGTTGGACCCACGAAGATGCGACCGCGCGCCAACACCCGTTTGCCTTGCGGGTCCACCACTTCATGCTGCTTCGCTTCCTCGCGGGCCATGTACATAACCGCCGCACTCGACGAGAACAGCTTGCCACCCGCGAGATTCGTCCCCGCATACGGCCAGACCTCAATCGTCTGGTCAAGGCGCGTCCTCAGCGCGGCGTGGAGTGCCAATTAGGAACTCCCCGTACTGACGGCGGCGGGATTGTCGTCTCGACCCACCGTGAAGGCCGGCTGTACCAACCCTGTGTTCTGCCGATCCGATTGCAGGTCCGCTTTTTCGACACCACCCACATAGGGACTGATTCCACTGAGCACCGCCGTCTTCTCTAGCATGACGCTCATAGCGCGGTATTTGGCCGCTCGGTCGCCCCATGTCAGCCCCAGCTGCCCCACGCTTTCGCGTTCCGGCTGCGCGGCGAACTGGCTCGCCAGCATATTGGCCACATATGCCGCGGCGCGTTCGATGCCGGTGCGCTGCCCGAGCGCAAAAGTGATTTCCTCGTCCGAGATCACGACATCATCCCCGGACGAGACCTGCCCCACCAAGATGCGCACGGCATCGCGGCTCGACGTATTCGGGAGTCCCGTATAGTTCCAGCTCATGCGGCCTCTACCCGCTTGATTTCCGCCTCGATGCTGGCGATCGCCTCAGCCTTCTGAGCCTTCAGGTTCCTGATCACATCCTCACGGGTGGCCATAGGATTCGAGTGCACCGTCTGATCAAGCGGGACCGCCAACCCGTTCCCGTTGGGCTGACCGTTCGTCCCGGCGACCTTGTGCATATCCGGCTGTGGAGTTGCGCCGTACGGATGGCCACCGTCACCGGGGAGCCAATTGCCGATCATGGCCATGAGCGCGTTTGATGCCCCGCGGGCTTCCGCTTCGGCCAACTCGATCTGGTGCCGGTTCGCCTGGAAGTTCGCAAACTGTTGCGCGTGGAGGCGCTGGGCCGCCGTCATGCGGTTCCGGTACTGATTGCCCAGTTCGTCCCCGTACGCAAACGCACACGCCAACAGATCGGACTCGTCGGGGATGTGCACAGGGATCCCGAGTCCCTCGGCGTAGCCGATGAACGCTTCCACGCTGGGCCGCTGCCATCCGTATTCGGAGCCCGCTCCACCCGCGACCATCATATCCACACCGAAGATGCCCAGCTCCGCATCCTTTTTGGCCTTGTGGTCCGGCGCCATCTCCATGATAGCATACGCGATCATGTACGAGATCGAGTTGGTCAGATACCGTCCGAGCCTGCGCGGGAAGTACGCCGCAATAGCCTCGCGGTCCACGATCCGCGCATTTGGAAGCTCCGGCCGCGGATGCATGAGGTACAGGGGAACGTTCCACCCTCCCTGTTCTTTGGTGCCGTTTAGTTGCTGGAGGTACGGCACATGATTGGCATCACGCGGATGCGGAGGGCCTTCGGAGAAATAGAACGGACTTGGCGCCTTCTGGCCCACCTTCTGAAGATTCTGCCACGCATGGAGCTGGAACCAGCGCAGCCGCCATGGCGGCACGGGGAAAAACTGCGCGAGGTCCAGATACAAATCGTTCAAGCCCCAGCATTCCCACGCGTCATCCCCGTAGGGCGCTTGAGCCTTATGCGGCGTGTAGCCAATGATCGCGACCTTTGAACGGGTCATGCTACCTCATAGGAAAAGGACCGGCCGCAACATGGGCCGGCCCTTGGCTTTCCAACAACCCCCGGCGTGTCCGTTACGCGACGGTACTACCGACCGCGTTGACGAAGAAGACACCGAGATCCGCTCCGACCACCTTGAAGTCGTGCCAGAATCCGCCCTCGATGATGTCCGATTCGTGCGACTCGTCGCGATACATCTTCACGCCTTCCACGCCGCGGGAGTTGTCCAGCACGTTCCAGACGAACGTATACCCGGCACTCGGTACACGCAGGCCCGGGGCAGGCGGACTGTAGCTCAACAGCGCATGGCCGGGATTCGCCACAAAGTCGAAGGTTGGCGCGGTGGAGGCCTCGTTGGTCTCCGTGTGGACTGCCTGCGGCACGATCACCCGCTCCACTCCGAACAGGGCCGCCAAGGTTCGCCGGTTCACGATCGCCGGTGAGCCCGGAGTCTGTCCGTACTTGATGCGGTCCACGATACTGGTCGAGAGCTGCAGGTACCGGAAACACTTGGCGCCCAGCGTCAGCGTGTTGGGTTCCAGTCCGGTGTTTTGCAGTATCTGCTCTTTCTTGTCCAGGATCTGCGCGATGGGATTCGACGCGGTGGAGTTGTTCCAGCTCGACCCCGTCACGTCGGTCGACCACACGCCCGAGGACCAATACTGCGTTGCCCATCGGCGCTCCAGGCCCAGCATCATGGTGTGGCCGATGAACTCCGTCTTGTCGGTCTCCAGGTTGATCGGCGCATCCGCATTCGCCCGTTCAGGATCGGAAATCGCTGTCTTGGCCGCGATGCGTTGACAGACGTAGC